ATTGGACATTTTGCCCCGAATAAGGAATAAATCTTGATATAATAGCAAATCATTGCGTTGATTTAATAAACAATGCCAGGTAGACCATCAAAACGCATTCAATGTGAGAGCTTTACAAGATCATCTAATTATACTGTACAATGTAGGGCCAAAGGTTATTTAATGAAGTCTGGCCATTATCGTTGCAAAAATCATGGTGGATATAGTGATTGGAACGCAAAAACTAAGCAAGGCAAGTTTAACGCATTAAGAAATTTGAAATCATTAAAACACTTATCAGATGAAGAAATTAAAATTAACTACTGCAATCAGTGACAAGATCATAGAAGAACTGCAAATAGGCAAGCCATTGACTAAAATATGTAGTATGGATGGAATGCCTTCATTAACTACTGTTTATCGGTGGATGAGAGAAGATGAAGATTTTACCAATCAGATTGAAATGGGTAGAAGATGCTCAGCTCAAACATGGTTAGACAAAGCTCAAGAGATATTAGATAGAGAAGATATACCACCTCAATCGATGCAGATTGTAAGAGAGAAGCTGCACCATATTAGGTTCTTAGCTAGTAAGCTGATCAGCTTGTATGGTGATAAAACTACAGTCACTAACAAAGGTGATAGTTCATTGACTATTAAGTGGGAGGTGCCTAGTCTCCCCCTTTCAGTGCATACAGACGCGGCCTCGTGTACGCATGATGGAGTTCAGAAAGATAATGCTGCAACCCTGGAGGACAAACAACCCTAATATTTAAGGCATAGCCTAACAAGTTGACGGGCAACTATCCCGTAAGCATTATTTTTTGGCAGTTTGCCAGGGGGTACACCCCGAAAAGTGGGCCGCCGTTTATATGTATATATATATCCCCAACTCAAGGTACCTAGATGGATGATGATTTAAAAGATTTAATTGCAATGGTGTTTTACGACAACGGCACAAAGAGTGTGTTCATAAACATCACTGGCTTTAGAAACAACATGCACGGCAGAGATGTGTCTGAATGGATATTAGAAACATTAAATATTGAGCAACTAGAATTTGGTGATGAAAAACCAACGATGCACTAATGGAAATAACTATTCCTTACAGCCCAAGAGAGCTGCAACAAGAGATACACACAAACTTAGCTAAATACAGATGGGCCGTACTATCTATACATAGACGAGCTGGCAAGTCTGTATTGTGTATAAACGAGCTAATAAAACGTGCTTTAACGAACACCATGTGGAACCCACGGTACGCATACATCGGCCCAACTTATAAACAAACAAAGTCAATTATATTTGACTATTTAAAATACTATGCTGGTGTTATACCTGGAACGAAGTTTAACGAACAAGAACTTAGTTGTTTGTTTCCAACGGGTGCCAAAATTACACTTCTTGGATCTGAAAACCCAGATAGCTTGAGGGGTAATTATTATGATGGAATCATTGTTGATGAGTATGCACAGGTCAATCCAAGATTATTTCCTGAAATAATTCGACCAGCATTATCTGACCGAAAAGGTTTCTGTTACTTTGTGGGAACACCACAAGGTATGAGCAATGATTTCTATGCCAAGTACCAGCACGGACTGAAAGATAAGACCTGGTACACAAAGATTGCTAAAGCATCTGAGACTGGCATAGTCGATCAGGAAGAACTAGATGCAGCCCTAGATTTGATGGGGCAAAAAAAGTACAGACAAGAGTTTGAATGTGATTGGGTTGCTTCAATAGAAGGTGCCATATACGGAGATGTCATAGAAAAAATAGAACAAAAAGGACAAGTAGGCCGTGTACCTTATGATGCTACCTACCCCGTATCAACAGCCTGGGATATAGGAATATCAGATAAAACAACGATTATATTTTTTCAACAAGTTGGAAGATCAATACAAATTATAGATTATTACGAAAGCAGTAATGAAGGACTGCCACACTACATCAGTGTGATTAACAAGAAAGATTACGTTTACAAGGATCATTATGGGCCTCACGACCTAGAACAACGTGAGTTTACAAATGGAAAATCAAGACGTGAGATTGCATACGAACTTGGTTTACGATTTAAGATAGTACCAAAACTTAGCATAGAGGATGGGCTGCACTATACGCAGTTGCTGCTCAATAGATGCTGGATAGACATGGATAGTTGTAAGAAACTGTTAGATGCCTTGAGGAACTATCACCGTAAGTTTAATGACACCTTGCAAACCTTTAATGCAAAGCCCGTACATGACTGGAGTTCACACGCAGCAGATAGCATGAGAACACTAGCTGTTGGCTTGCAAGAATTAAAAACAACAGAGCAAATACCACAACAATTTGCTGACAACAACTACAACCCGTTAGGAATACAATGAGTAGAATATTAAGCCCCAAAATGAATATGCCACCTCCCCCAAAACAAGTTATACCGTTGACACCCATTGGATCGGTAGCAGCAGAAGATCCTGATGCACAAAAGAAAAGACGTGGCAAAAAAGCAACCATACTGACATCAAACAGTGGATTGCAAAACAAAGATGAAGATTCTTATAAACCATCATTACTAGGATAATACTATGGCTAAACCAGGACTTTACGCAAACATACATGCAAAACGAAAAAGAATTGCAGCTGGATCAGGTGAAAAAATGAGAAAAGTAGGATCACCAGGTTCACCAACTGCTGCTAATTTTAAACGAGCTGCAAAGACAGCAAAGAAACCAAAGAAAACTTTATTAGGATAAGGAGAACATTATGCCACCAATGGGCAAAGGAACATACGGATCTACTAAAGGTAGGCCACCAGTAAAAAAGAAAAAGAAAAAAAAGAATAAATAAACATGGCATTAAAAGAACACCAAAGTCCTACTGGTGGGCTAAATGATGCTGGCCGTGCATTTTATAAAGTTAAAGCTCCAGTAAACAAAGGAACTAATCCAAGACGTGTTTCATTTGCAGCACGGTTTGCTGGAATGAAAGGGGCTATGAAAAACTCAGATGGCAGTCCTACAAGAAAAGCATTGGCATTAAAAAAATGGGGTTTTAGTAGTGAAGCTGCTGCACGAAACTTTGCAAACAACAATAAACAAGCATAATTAAGGAGAATACTATGAGTGGAATAATCGGAGGTCGTAAACCAGCACCAGTTAAAATGACACCAACTGAAGTGCAAACGACTAAAACTCAAGACATGGCACAAGATGTTCAGGCTGCTAAGAAAAAGAAAAAGCCAGGACAATCTTCATTGATTGAAACAACATCAATGGGTCTTGGTGGTGACGCACCAACATACAAGCCAACCCTATTAAGCTAATATGAAAAACAAAAACGCAGAAATGCTAGTAAACCGTTTTGCTTCATTAAGAACAAATCGGTCAACATGGGAAAGTCATTGGCAAGAAATAGCTGATTACATGTTGCCTCGTAAAGCTGATATCACTACACAACGAACTCGTGGTGATAAAAGAACTGAGGTTATATTTGATGGTACAGCTATTCATGCATTAGAACTATTGAGTTCTAGTCTGCACGGCATGTTGACTAACTCAGCTACTCCATGGTTTACATTAGCCTACAAGGATCTTGCATTGTCTGAAGATGATGAGGCTAGAGAATGGTTAGACTCAGTCACTGATGATATGTATGTTGCTTTTAATCGTTCAAACTTTCAACAAGAAATCCAAGAGCTATACCAAGATTTAATATCCTTTGGTACGTCAGCTATGTTTGTATCAACAGACGAAAAAAATCTAATACGTTTTAACACTAGACACGTTAAAGAAATATTTATTTCTGAAAATTCAAAAGGTGAAGTGGACACAGTGTTTAGACATTTCACAATGAATGCACGATCAGCATTTGAATTATTTGGTGAGGCAGTCGGCCCAGGCATATTTAACAAATACAAAAAAGATTTAGATGCAGATGTAAACATTTTGCATGTGGTTATGCCACGAGATACTTATGATTCATCGAAAGAAGATGCAGCTAACATGCCATTTAAGTCATGTTATGTAGATCCTGATGATGTTCACATGATTAACGAAGGTGGTTTCAAAGAGTTTCCATACGT